CTCCACCAATGTGGAGCTCTCGAGCGAAGGCTCGTCACATCCCGTGACCTCACTGAGTACCGTTGACCATGGTTCGGATACGTCAAGAAGCCCAGTATTTCAAGACCTTGGGCAATGCCCATAAGGTTTTCAATTCTGGGTCCGTCGTTGACAAGACTTTCTCGGAGGTTGCCCGTTTAGGGCTGCCTGCGCTATCGTCTCGCTGCGACGATTTCGTGAACCAGAAAGATGTAGACAACCCTCTGACGATCACTCATCAGAGTCGTTTGTTCTACCCTTTTAATGGTGTACGAATCATACCGGGGAACTCGACTATTACGCTGACCGATCTTATATCGACCAGCATGCAACAGCCGATTACCCCCGTATCCGGAATAGACACCTCGATTCCTTCAGTTGGTACGGTCGCCACGGCAGTCCTTGCTAAGAGTAATCCTAGCAGGCCTGACATAAGCGTCCCGAACTTTCTGTATGAATTGAAGGATCTCCCCGAGATGATCCGCGATATTGGGAGGCTCAAGAACCAGATACGTAATGGTTTGAAGAAAGGGTTCCAACGTGTAAACGTGAAGAACGCTGCTTCTCACTCTCTTGCGTATAACATGGGCTGGAGTCCCCTTATCGGAGATCTTCGCAAGTTGTTAGATTTCCAGGCACTCGTAGACAAACGTATGCGAATGCTCCAGAATCTATACGATGGGGATGGTCTTCAACGCCGAGTCCGAAGTAATCAGTGGAAGGGAACCATGACGAGTGAATCGTCTGGTCAGTTAGCAGAATCCTCTATTGATTCGAGCATTGTGCATCGAATCAGTAAGTTTTCTACTATCGAACGCTGGGGCACCGTAAGGTGGTACCCAGCTTCCCTACCAGATGGTCGCTTCAGCTCCAAGAAGATGGCTAGATTAGCGCGGGATCTTACGTTCGGTATGAACGGTATCTCCGCAAAACAGATCTGGGATGCTATTCCCTGGACCTGGCTGATCGGCTGGTTTAGTAACGCGGATGAGTTTTTACAAGCTCATTCGAATACTATTCCCCTTACTCATAGCGTGCCATGTATCATGACACATACTATGACTAAGACTTCTTGGGTCCGCACGGATACACTACAAAGTGTGTATACGGGCGGTTATGGCGATGCCTTCTATGAGACGAAGACTCGTGTCATAAACGGCGGTACTCTGTCGGCTAGCATTCCATTCTTGAATGCTAGACAACTGTCGATCCTCACGGCGCTGATCATTCAGCGTAAACGCTGAGTGGTCTTAACCTGAGGAAGTAAGTGAAATGTCGCTAGGTGCAACCCTGACGGTGACTCTTGATGGTTCCGGTGGAACCGCCAAGATCTTGCCGCTGATCAATGGTCCGTACGACGGTCAGTCCGAATATTTTCTGGACGAAACCCTCGTCTGGTACCGCGCGAAAGTGCGGCACTCGACCGACAACGTGAAGGCAGGCACTCAGGCCTTTGATCGTCACACTGTGACGTTTCAGAGGTACCTGAAGCCCGCCGGCGCTGTCGCCGGACGTCTGACCGAAGTCATTTATACGATCAGGAATGATCCAAATGAAGTCGCGTCAGACATCATCGACTTGAGCGAAGGCATGAGCTTTTACATGGTAAAAGCTGGTGGCATCGCTGCCAAGTTGCTCGGTAAGGAAGCGTAAGGAGTCAATGACTCCCTAAGTTTCCCTACGAGGAGACGGGTGCACGTAGCCGTAGATCACTTTAACTCCAACTGAGGAGCTAAATGATGAAAAGCTACGTAGATCACTTACAGGGACTGTACGCTGCTACGTTTAGCGATGTAGCAGAGCACTATCCTTCCCTCCGACTTGATTGTGAGCGGGATGTTTCTCGCTTGCTCTCACTTGTCAAACAGCGAGGCCTATCATTCTTTATGATTGACCTCCCTGCTGCCGGTAAGCACTTTGATCGGTGCCTATCGACAGGACTCCTAACTCGCTTTGGAATGCCTGGTTTCAGGCCTTTCAAACGCGGGAGTGCAATCCCTCGACTATTCAAGGGGATGCTTCTCAGAGTTTTTGACATTAACGGAGTGCTTAGGGTCGACGCGGACGTACAAGTCATCCGTCATCTTCGTCAGCTCTTTTATGGAGCAAAGAAGGTGAAAGTGGCGTGTACCGACTCAAGAACATGGGAACATGTACATGAGTTCTTCGCGATCGACCAGGAAGTTCGCTCATCAACCCTTGATTGGGGCGATGACGATCTTAGGTTGGACAGTTTGCGCTTTTGCCACTTTGGCAATCGCGTGTCTGTTCTTCCTACTCCTCTATTCCCTCACGACGCGAGTCATGAGGATAGAGAGTCCCTCTCCATCGATGGGCGTTACGACCTTTTTGACGCCGTCCAACGGACGGCCGACATTGTCGCAACCACCCTCGGACGGTTCGACCCGTACGAATGGAGAACTAAGCACGGACCAGGAGCTGTAGCTGACCAGCGTCGTACTCAGTTTAAGTACGACTTTCCAACCTGGCCAGCTAAGCTTGAGTCGGTTTTCCCTGCCGCGGATTTCGCTTTTGCGAACTACGCTGCAGCGGCTGCCGCCTCACGAGGTAATGGCTCTAGGGTTCAGCTTTCGCTGTCCGAAAAGCCTTCTCGGCTGATTGCGGTCCCAAAGACGCTCAAAGGACCGAGGCTTATCGCCTCGGAACCCGTTGCGCATCAGTGGTGTCAGCAGTCAATCAAGGATTTTCTTACCTCGAGGCTAACGTACACACCGATTCGCGAATCTATTCACTTTCGTGATCAGACTCAGAATCAGGAGTTCGCTCGCCAAGCTTCCCATACTCAGTCGCATGTGACAGTTGATCTGTCATCCGCTTCTGATCGCCTCTCTCTATGGGTGGTAGAGCGTACCTTCAGGAGACTTCCGTCCCTGTTGCAAGCTCTCCACGCCTCTAGAACGAGGTGGGTGGTTAACACCATCGATCGCAAATCTCCCCAGTACCATGTACTAAGGAAGTTTGCCTGTATGGGTTCAGCGTGTACCTTTCCTGTGCAGTCTTACGTTTTTGCTATTTTGGCGGTAAGCAGTGTCCTCTATTCGAGGGGACTGCCCGCTACTATTCGCAATCTGCGTAGGATTTCGCAGGAGGTCCGAGTCTTTGGAGACGATATGATTGTTCCCAAAGACGGATGGGTAGTACTTCAGGGATTGCTGCGTCACCTGGGTCTCCAGGTTAACCACTCGAAGACTTACGAGACAGGATTGTTCCGTGAGTCTTGTGGTCTCGATGCATACGATGGTCACGATGTGACCCCCGTGTACTCGATGACGCACCCTGATGTGTCCCGGCCAGAGTCGATTATATCAGTGGTCGCCACTCGTAATAACTTTGCTAAGCAAGGTTATATGAATGTCGCCCGCTATATAGAATCGACAGTTCGTAAGGTTAAGAAGTATCTTGTGCCTTACGTTCCGACCGGCTCTGGTGCCTTCGGTTGGACTGACTTCGATGCTGTTGGTAACTCTCATCTGCGAAGCAGATGGAATCCCAACCTCCATCGTCGTGAGTTCTTAGCTGAGCAGGTTTCGACCCGTTCAGCGAGAATCCCAATCGAAGACGACGCGTCACTGCTTCAGTACTTCACTGAAGCCCACGGCCCTCCTCAGCAAGCTGGGGATCGCCTTGGAGCTGTGACGGACCACACGACGCGACTGCGTCGTGGGTGGGTGAACCTTGAGTACGTTCCTAACTAATCATTAGGCGCC